ATTGAAAATGACTCACAAATTTTAATTAAATATTACATATGAAAAAATTAATTTTATTTTTATTTTTAGTTCCTTTTTTAATGTTGGCACAAAACCCAACTAATTTTCCTTATGGAATTAAAAACCCTGCTGCGCCTACAAATACAACACCTACTTATCTAACAACCACAAGTACAACAGGGTTACAAGAAAAAATTCCAAGTGCTTATATTGAAAAAACAGCTAACAAAACAAGTGCAATTTCAGGTTATTCAGAAACATTATACCCTAATGAAAAGGCTTCTCACGATGCTTTAGATTTAAAACTTAATATTTCAGATTTACCAACTAATTTAACACTTTACCCAACTACAACCGCCTCAGATGTTAGTGGTTATGTTGTTATGGTAAAAGATATTCACGATGTAAGGTATAACACAACTGCGGTAGATGTAAGTACGCCAACGATTACAACAACTGACCAATTAGTATCGCAAAGGATTTCGGATGCTGGAATTTTAATAGGGCAACCAGGCGTTTTTAATATTACTACTTTTGGAAATATTCGACATTTAAGCGGTTCGGGTTCAGCAACATTTTATTTTAAAGTATTTCATAGAGATAGTGCAGGAGTTGAAACATTGATTTGTACTTCAAGTATTTCTAATCCTGTTACTGATGGCGGTTATTCTGAATTTACAGCATCAGGAGTTTGGGATGATGGTGATTTTGTTGCAAGTGATAGAATTGTTATTAAGTCTTATGCTAACCGTATTGCGGGAGGTTCAGACCCTGTTTATCAATTTCAATTCGGTGGTACTTCGCCTGTTAGAACGCTTTTGCCTGTACCTTTTTCAGTTGTAGATGCAGGGTATGAATTGAGCGCAAACAAACAAAACTCACTTGCTATTGATGGCGCAGGAACTAAATACCCAACGGTTGATGCTGTTAATACAATTGATTTACAGAAAGTTTTAGATGTTGGCGGACATGCTGAATTACCAAATAGTGGTGGCTATATTGACATTCTATCTTTTAACGAAGAGGGAACTTTAGAAGATACTGGTGTTTTTAGTGTTAATTTAACAGACTTAGCCTCAAGTTCTACCACTAAAATATCAGCTATAAAAAACTTATTAGACATAGAGTCGTATGATAATGATAATTCAAGCAGACTTGAAATGTCTCCATTAGATTTTAGACTAACTAAACGAACTTTTATAGGCGGGGACTTTAACACAAATGTTATTTTTAACGAACCAACTAAAAATACTACTTTAAAATTCCCAGCAAAAACAGTAGCAGGAGATTATACTTTAGCTACTACGGATGAAACGGTTAATTTAACAGGCGACCAAACAATTAATGGAAATAAAACATTCAATTCGGACTTGGCTATTGCAAGAGCAACAACTTCAACTTTTGCGAGATATTATTTAAAAACAGCAGGTGTAAATGTATGGTCAACAGGACTTAGAGCTACAAGAACTGGTTATTCTATATACAACGAAACCACAGCTGTTGAAGCCTTAACAATTAACTCCGCTACTAATAATATAAGTATTAATAAAATAGGAGATGACGGACTGCATAAACTACAAATAGAAGGGGCAATAGCTGCTTCTTCATCTATTAAAGTTGGCGTTAATACAGCACCAGCTTCATCTTCATATGTCGGCTCAATAAGATACAGAAGTGATGCCAATAATTCATACGTAGATATGTGCATGCAAACAGGCGCAAGTACATATACTTGGGTAAATATTCTTTCAAATAACTGGTAAATATAAAAAAATGGGTAAAACATATACAGCAGACAGCTTTAAAACTACATCAGGAGACGATTTAGTTACTTCAAAATTAAACGTAAAAGATTTTTATTTTTTATTAGATTTCGGAAGTACACAGCCTGTTTATTTGCAAGGGAAATGGGATATTATAGGTTCTACAACTCCGACTTCAAGTACTAACAGAATCTGTACTGTTCCTTTTTTAATAAAAAAAGGCTCTACTTTAGACTTAACATTTGACTCAGGATTGCAGTATGGTATATCTTATTTTAATGATGATTTAACATTAGCTGTCTCAGCTCCTATATGGATAACATCTAATACGTCTATATTAGGAACTACTTACAACTATGCTGCTTTATCAGTATCGTATGTGAACGGTAGTAATTTGACACCTTCAACTCCTATTAATTTTGTAATAAATGGTCAAAGAGTTCTAAAAGCAACTAATATGGTTCAAGTATTAGGCAATGAAGATGATTCTGTAATTTCTCAAAAAGTAATTAGTCAGGAATTAGGCAAAGTTTTAAATTCAAATGTTACAATTCCAAATTATACGATTTCTGCATTTAGCAATGATAATCCTTTTAATAAAGAGGCTAACTTGTTATTTAAGAAAGCAGTTTTACAGAAAAATATAACATCAAATACACATGATTTAATTATAGTTGCGGGACAAAGTAATGCAGACGGTAGAGTTCCAAAAGCAAGTGCTCCATCATGGCTTGTAAGTAGCGGATATACGATTGCTAACTACATGATGTGGAATCCAACAACTTCAACTTTTGCGAGTTATAATTTAGACACAAATAATGGTTCTTACGGAGACAATGCGTCTTGTTTTTCTTTCGATATTTTTTTCGCAAAAGCTTATTTAGATGCTAACCCAACTAAAAAATTATATTGTATAAAACAAACGGTTGGCGGTGTACCTATAACTGAATTAGGATTTACAGGCGGTGGTAATAGATATTACAGATGGCAGCCAAAAACTAATTTAATCGCAGTTGGTGATTTATCAATGTGCGATGCTTTATTAGTTAAGTTAAATAACGCATTGAATTACGGGCTTGAAAAAAATATAAAACTTAAGCCTATTGCTACATTATATCATCAAGGAGAGGGGGATGCCGATAGAGTTGCTGACGGAGGAATTACTAATTATAAACAAAATTTATCAAATCTTTCGTCTTGGTTAAGAGGTTTATTTTCAGCACCAACACTTCCATTTTTAAACGGGTACATAGTAGGAACTTATAATGCAAACTACCCCTCAATAAATTCAATATACGAAGAAATGGTGCTACAGGATTCCTATATGAAAACAGTTGATATGACAGGTCATTATACTACATTAGACGGAATTCATTATAATTCAGCTGCTTTAGAATATATGGCTTCCCAAATGTATGCGAACTATTTAACTTATAACTTATAAATAAATAAATATGAAAACAAGTAATTTTTTAAGCCTTAATTGGATGGATTTAGGCAAAGCAGTTTTAATGGTTATTATAGTGGCTGTTTTAAATTGGCTACAAGAAACGCTTATACCTTCTTTAAACATTAGTTCAGAAATAAAAGTTTTAATTGTAACAGCAATAGGTTACTTAATAAAAAACTTTTTTACTCCGACATCTAAAAAGATTGATACATTTGCCGAAGTAGACAATGTAGGTTTACCAAGACCTAAAAAAACATAATGAAAATCATTGGTAAAATACTCAATTGCTTGCCTATTATAATAGTAGGTAATTGGGTATTTTGTTTTTTGTTTTTAAAAGACATTCAATTTTATAATGATAATTTTTTTACGTTTGATTTAATTGATACTTTCATGTGTGCTATTTCTTTACTACATTATTTCTTTTGCCCTATAAAAAATAATGTATATCTTATAAGATGTATAATTGCAATTATATTCTTAAATAGCATTTATGAATTATTAAACGAACAACTTTATTTTTCGTTATATTTGTTAATAATTACCTCCCAAATTTTTGATTATGCATTTAATAAAATATCTATTCAACACGCTAAATTATAGTTTCTACTGTTTATACTCATTCACGTTAATTGACGTTGTAAAAAAGCTTACATTTGGAGAGTTTTATTTATCAAATGCGACTAATTTTGTACAGTTTTTATTGACTTTAATAGGGGTATTTTTTGCTTATTATAAATTAAGAACTTACATACGTGACTCTAAAATAAGAAGTGAAATATTAGAACAAGAATTACAAGAAAAAAAAAATGCGAATTTTTACAAAAAATGGCATCATGAATTTATAGAAGACAAAAAAAATGAAAAAAATATCTAAATCAGGGATTGAATTATTAGCAGAATTAGAGGGTTTGAGATTAAAGCCTTACTTATGTCCTGCTGGTATTCCAACTATCGGATTGGGTAATACCTTTTATGAAGATGGTACAAAGGTAACCATGAAAGATAAAGCCATTACAAAAGAGCAAGCGTATCATTTATTTTTCTTAATAGCTACTAAATTTGAAAAGACATTAAACGAAATTTTACCGTTAAATATTAATCAAAATCAATTTGATGCTTTATTTTGTTTTTGCTATAATGTAGGACAAGGCGCATTTAAGAAAAGTACTTTGTTAAGAGTTATAAAATTAAATACAAACGATAAAACAAGTATTACAAATGCTTTTTTAATGTGGAAAGGAAAAAATAATCTATTACTATCCAGACGAAATAAAGAAATTAAAAGGTACTTTTTATGAAATACTTAATCATTATATTTTTATTAATTTCATGTTCCACAACTCGTGACGTTAAGCTAAATAAAAGCACATTTGAATCAGGAACTATAACAACTAACAACGATGTTATTTTAAATCAAGAAACTATCTTAAACGATATATTCACTATAAAACCATTTGATAATAATAAGTCAATGTTTCTAAACGGTAAGGAATATAAAAATGTTGTGATTACAAAAGATAAAAGCAAACATAACATACTCACAAAAACGATTTACAATAAGCAAACAATCACTAAAACAATTGAGATAACAAAGACTAAGGAAACAAAAAAAACAGACTATACAAGCCTGTTTTTTATATTGTGTTTATTTGTGTTTTTATGGTTTTATTTGCCTAAGGTTAGCAAGTAGTTAGGCGATATTATAAATCACGTACACCTACAACAACTCCGTTAATAGGAGTTCCATCTTTATAAAATCCTTCGTGTTCAATTTCAGCAATCATTTGCATTGGTTTATTTCCTTTAAAATAATCCCAAAGCGCATCAAATCTATCTTGCGTTAAACCTACTTTAGGCCAAAAGATTTCTTCATTATTCATCGGAGCGCAAGTCATAGATTTTTTTCTACTTAATCCAATTAACATGAAATCTGTTTTAATCAAATTAACATCGCCTAACACAGGTTTTGTGTTATTGCTTGATTCGGTGTTTAAATTTTGTTCAGTCATAATTTTATTTTTACATTAATTACAAATCAATTTTTCACAATAGTATAACTATTGACATTCAATTCTTTTTCGAGTTCGATACTCTTTTCGAGCGTTTTAATTACTTTTTTCATATATTTTATTTTAAAAAGGACATTCTTTTTTAACTTTAGGTTTTAAATTTTCATATTCTTTATTTATCTTTTCGCTTATTGCATCACGTATAAACTTACCCACATCAACATTATAAGACTTCATTTTTTGTAAAGTTTTTAATTGAATTTCTGAAATACGAATAACCTTTGTTTTAGTGTATTTTTTCATAATTGTAATACATTTATAGCGGTTAGCAGATAGTTACAGGACAGCGGTTGGAGTAGATAATAGTTCGGGGTTTTCGTAAATATTTCCTATTACTTCACATTGCTTTAACCATTGTTTTGATTGCATATCTGAACAACCATAGTAAAAATCTATTTGGCTAATATGTTTATCAATATCATTATCAAACATATTATAAACAAGCCCGCCTTCCTCTCTCCATATTTTGTAAATATGGTTTCTACCTAAATCATTTCTAAATCTTAAAATATCTCCTTCGCATATTTCAAAGTTATTTTTATCAATAATTCCAGTATATTCCATCATAAAATCTGAATCTCCATAATGAAACATAAAAGATTGTAGTGTTTCTAAATCAGGAGTTCCCTGAATAGCCATATATTCATTATTTACCCAAACTCTAAACTTAATTGTTCTCATTTTTTTAGTTTATTAATTATTAAAAATTAGTGCCGTCCTGTAACAAGCGTTTGGAGCAAGTTGCTACAACTTTTTTTTCTTCGGTTCAAATCCCTGCTAGCAACCTGCACCAAGCGCAACCGTTATGCAACATTTACACCGTCCAACGAAACTCGGTAAAAACATTTTAGTGATGCATATTCATCTATATTTTGCTCTAAAACATTTGCTAATGGTGTATAGTCGCTGTAAACTGCTTTTAACTTCTGCAATGTATCAAATGCCGTTTCTCTTGAAAGGAAGAAATATTTTTCATATTCAACTTTCATCCAGTTTATAAAACTATTCATTTCGTCTTGTGTAAAATTTTTACCCGCTTCTGTCAATTCTAATTTGACTTTTTCTATTAATTTATCTTTAATTTCCATAATAAAACGTTGTATAACAGCAATTACACGCTATTGCTAGATTTGTGATTAATTTAAACTTTGTTTTGTACCTTTCAATTCCGTGTTAAACTGAAAGATAGTTTTGTACTTTTACGCAACAGACGTGTAGTTGCGAAACGTTATCGCCAATACTACAATCCTGCAAATAAAGGAGGATTATCTAATATCTTCTTAACTCTTTTGTTACTCATATTTACGTGCTTTTCAGTTATTTCGTAAGCAACGAAATTTCTGTTTTCTTTTACGCTCATTGCACATTCGGTTCCAGAACCAGCAAAGGGAATTACTACTAAATCATTTTCACGGCTACAAGTCAATATCAACGCTCTTGTTAATGTTTCAGGCTTTACCGTTTCGTGGTCGTATTTTGCTCCTGTTTTTTGTGCTTCATTTGAAAATCTAAATATCTCTTGAAGTTTAAAGTAGTTTGCAAATGGTCTGCGAAGTTCCTCATACTCTTTGCGAAGTTCCTCATACTCTTTGCGTAATTCGTCATATTCTTTGCGTTCTATTGGTAAATTATCGCAAAGTATTTGCCATTGTTCTTTTTGCGGAACATTGTAACCTCTTTCCCAATTCGTAACTGCTCCACCGTGATTTACGTTTCCGTAAAATTTACCATATTCAGCGACTTGATTTATACTTACACCTTTTTTTAATCTGGCTTTTTTTAGTTCTAAAGCAAAAGGATTTCTTGGAGCTACATATTCCATTTCAACTTCTTTTAATCCTGTTGTATCTTGTGCTTTACTCCCATACATCAATATTCTTTCTGTACAAGGTGCAAAACTTCTTAATCCTTCGCTTTCTTCTAATCCCATAAATGAGCCTTTATCCCAAACAAGATTATTAATAAGATTAAAATGAATATCAAATATTACTTGTGCATAAGCTATATTTTTAGCGTGTCCATACCAAAACAAAGTGCCATTATCAGCAAGTAATCTTTTACATTCGATAGCCCATTTTTCAACATCTTTTAAATATTCTTTAATGTCTGACCAAACAAAATCAAAAGCTCCTTTAATTTCAAAATATGGAGGGTCTGCAATTATTAATTTTGCACATTTATCAGGTAAATTATTGTCTAAAAAATCAGCGTGATGTACTCGGTTCAAATCCGTACTGGCGATAACAGTGGTTTGAAACAAGTGGGCATCGGTCTTTAATTCAGTCATTAGTCTGTGTTTTTAATATTAGTTTTTAATTTAAAGTTTAGGTGTACTTTTCCCACCTGCGTCAAGCCACGAACCGTTAGCGTCTATTTTCCAAGACGTATTCGTTTTCAACACAATTTAGAAGATGCTCAAGACTATGCTCTAATTTATAATTACTATTCAATAGACTTTTTTCTTGTTCTTTATAAACTTCAGTATAATACTTTTTAAGTTCACTTAACGAAGAATTATCCCAACATTCTTTACAAGTTGCAAAAGTTCCGTTATGTTCTGTGGTGTAAACAGATTTGCTTTTACAATGATTCCAAGGAAATTTGCATTTCATACAATATGAATATGAAGGGTTTAGTATTCTTAAAACAGACGCTAACAATGGTTTTGACGCATTGCTTGATTTAGTGGAATTATCGTTTTTCATTTTCGTTTAGTTTTAAATATTAATATTAGTTTTCATAAGCGCAACGACGACAAAGCCATCACCGTTGTTAGAGCAAAAGGCGCGAATATTTCAACAAAAATAAACAAAAAAGTATTACTTTTTACAATCTTATTTAATTTATACTTATTCTAAATAACGTCTAATTACCTAAACGTAAGTATTTTATTTGTAGTTTTGAATAAACTAAATAGAAAACTATGAGTGTAAAAGGAAATCAAAACGCATCAACTTACAAAAAAGATATTATTTTATCTTTTATTAAGAAGTTTCCAAAGGCTACAACAATGGCTATTTCAAGAATGATTTATGATAAACATAAATTAGACTTTAATTCAGTAGAAACAATTAGAACAAGTGTAAGGCGTTACAGAGGTGAGGGTGGTATTAATAACTCTACATTTGTACAAAAAGGAAACCGTTCACCTGAACAAAAAAAACAAGCGTTATCTAAAAAATTAGATTTACCTGATAGCGACTATACTAAACTCGAACCGTTTGTAATTCCTAAAGGACAAAACAATATTTTAGTGTTAAGCGATATTCATTTTCCGTATCAAGACAACGAGGCTTTAACGTTAGCTATTGACTACGGAATAGAACACAAGGTAAATGCTATTTATTTAAACGGTGATATTTTAGATTTTTACCAATGCAGTAGATTTATCAAAGATAGACGTTTGCGAGATATGGCTGGTGAATTAGAAATGGGTAGAACTTTCTTAAAAACAATGCAAGATATTTTTAAATGTCCTATTTACTATAAAATTGGAAACCATGAAAAAAGGTATGAGGATTATTTAATGATTAAAGCACCTGAATTATTAGGGATTGATGATTTTAAACTCGAACAACTTTTGCGCTTTCGTGAATTTGGCGTAACTTTGGTAAAGGATAAACAAATTGCAATGGCTGGTAAATTACCATTATTGCACGGTCACGAATGGTTTGGTGGATTTGCCCCTCCAGTTAATCCCGCAAGAGGGTTGTTTTTAAAGGCAAAAGAAAGTTGTGCAGTAGGTCATCACCATCGTACTTCGGAGCATACCGAAAAGAGTTTAAGCGGTGAAGTTACTACAACTTGGTCAATCGGTTGTCTTTGTGGATTAGAGCCTGAATATGCACCTTTTAATAATTACAATCACGGATTTGCTCACGTAAAGGTTGACAAAAGCGGTGATTACGAAATGAAAAATATTAGAATTATAAACGGTAAGATAGTATAATGAACGACACAATAATATTTATACTAATATTAGCAATCTGTATAATTATCGTTATCTTTGACGATGATAATTTGAGTATGTGACTATGGAAAAATACAAAACAATCCACGAAAACAAGGTTTTAATAAACCCGCCTGATGAAATTAAGCGGTTTAAACAAAGTCCTTTACAACGTATTTTAAGGGTAATGAAATTCTACTACAATCGTGGAATTAATTCTGAACGTTGCAATATCGTATATCGCAATATCATTAAAAAAAGTAAATGCAAACATTGTCATCAAGAAAACGGAGTGCATAAAATGAGTTGTTCAACGCAAAAAATAACAGTAAAATTATGAAAACAATTAGAAGATTATTAGGTTTATTTACCGAAGCTGAATTAGTAGCTTTTGGAAATGTAATGTACAAAAAAGAGAAAACATTTGCGGATGGCGTTAGCGATGCTGATGTAAGGAATTTTAAAGAGAAATAAAAAAACCGCCTCAATTAAGAAGTGGTTAGTGCTTATGGAATTCCATCAATACTAATCAGTATGTCGTAAAACTGATGATTTTAGATTCAGAACAAATATACTAAAAATAATAATAAGATGAAAAAAGATTTTAGTTGGGATTTAATCCTTTATGGTTCAGGTTGGTTCGGTTAAACCGAATGCAATTCTTTTACAAAGTTTTCTGCAATATCTGAGGTTAGTTCGCCTGAACCCATATATTCCATAAATTCAATCATACTTTGTTCTTCGATAATTCGTTTGCCATCGCTTAAAACGTGGACTTTCATTATGAGTTTTCCGACTTGTAAATCGGCACTTCTAATGGATTTTAATTCAGACATAATCAATAATTTAAGATTAATAAATATACAAAACAATGAACACAAAACAAATAAATAATCAAGGAAAAGCTAATTTATATTTTGCAGTAATAGTAATCGCAATATTATTTACGTGCTGCAGTTGTGGTAGTCGCAAAGTTGAAAAGTCTAAATCAGTTGTAACTGAAAAACAGTTGCAAATAGACACCTCAAAAACAGTTACGAAAATCGATAGTAATATAAAAGTTACCGATTTGGGAACTATTGAAGAAATAACGATAATTCCATTTGATAGTACTAAAGAAATGGTTATAAATAATATCGTTTACAAAAACGTTAAATTAGCCATTAAAAAGACAAAAGCTAATAAAGTAGTTGAGCAAAGTAAAACAGCATCGCAAATCGAACAAAAAGCGGTTAAAATCAGTAATAACAAAGTTGCTACCGTAGAACAAAAAGCAACCGAGCGTAAATCTAATTACTACTGGTTGCTTTGGTTGTTACTTATTATTCCTATTTGGTGGGTATGGAAGCGTTATAAAGCATTAATATTCCAAGTTTAGATTTAAATTCGCCATTGGATTTATTAAAAAACATTTCAAGTCCTACAACCCAGTCCCATCCATTTAATTTTAACCATTTATCAAACGATTTATTTTCTTTTGTACCAATTTTAAACTCTTTCATAATTCCTTTGTTTTAATTCCTATTGGTTGTTGTAGATTTAATTTTAACAGTATTACCCACTACTTTGTAAAAGTATTTAGATTTTTCTCCTTTAGTAAATTCTCCAGTATATTTAATCTGCGGAGTAAATTCAATCCATTTATTTTTATTCATCTTTAGTTAGTTTTTGGATTATTTCATCAGATTTGAACAATACCTTTTGGAAATCTTCAATATAATCATCTATTGGATGGGAAAAAGTTTTACGCATCGCTTTCAAACACTCCAACAACTCATTGTTTTGAGATAGTAGTTTTTCATTGTTAAAAATTTCTTCGGCAATAAACGCATTACAATAACAATATAGTTCAGGTGGGTTTCTACTAATGTCAATTACGCCTGAACCCGAATCATTTATGTTTTTTGCATAAACTAAACGTCTTTCTTGTTTCTGTTTCATATTTTTTTTAGTTATTCCGCCATAAAGAGGGGTTAGTTATTTTATAATTTTTACTCGTCTTGTTTTTACTAATTTATCTACAAAACTTTTAGGTAGCTTATCAACCCATTTATCAGTATTAGGGTTGTAGTATTGTGTTTTTTCTTTATTTTCCATAATTTCTATTTTAATTAGTTTAATTTATTTCAACATTCATTCTACTTTCGTAAATCGTAAACACTTCCTCGTTGTCAAAGTCTAAATAAATACCCTTTTGAATTAGTTGCTCGATTAAGTCTTTGATAATATTAATTTGATGAAATGAATATCCAAGTTTCTCATTTGCATTTCCGTAAATCTTTGCAGGTCTTAATTCGTTTGCGTTTACAATTCTACGTACAAACCCGAAGTCTATATCGCAGAAGTCTGCTATGTTTCTTATTGTGTAGGTCATTTACTTTCACTATCTTTAATCAATAAATCCTGCGCATAGTTTTTAAAATCAGTATCGGCTTTAACAGCTTTTAAAGTTAGTTTTTTGATTACATTCGGTTGTAGATGTAATATTTTAGGCAGTAACTCGCCTTGTTTAATTTGTTGCTTTTGTGATTTCATGTTTTAGTTGTTTAATTTCAACAAATATATATAGTATATTTCAATCTCACAATAGCGAAGTGTTATTTATAACCATTCTAAATATATATCAAATATATGATTATTGGGAAATAAGTTGTAGATTTGTGGAAACTAAAATTAAAAATTATGGAAACAAAAAAACACCATTACAGAAATGTATTTAAAAGCGACCATTTAGGAAGCGCAGACCTTGAGGACTTATTAGAACAAGGAAGTAATCTGATTTTTACTATTACAAACGCTAAACAAGAATTTGGGGTAAAAGTAGCGGGTAAAAAAATGGATGCTAATATTGTTTATTTCAAAGAACCAATTAAACCAATGGTTGTTAACGCAACTAACGGTAAAATACTAAAGTTATTTACTGGCAGTTCATTTGTTGAAGATTGGAATAATGTAGCTGTTGAATTATATATTGATGAAAATGTAAAATCCGTTACTGGCGGAACAACACAAGGTGTTAGAATAAGACCTATTCAACCAAAATTAAACGTGGTTAAAAAGGACTTTACAGAAGCAAACTTTTTACCAGCAAAAAACGCAAACGCAACAAAAGAAATGATTCAAAAATCATATAACCTAACCGAAGAAGTTTGGTTAAAATATCAGAAGTATGTTACAACGTAGTGAGGATTGGTTTAATGCTCGAAAAGGTCGTTTTACGGCTTCTGAAATTCATAAACTAATGGGAATTAAAGGACTTGGATTAACTGGCGAAAGTTACTGTTTTGAAAAGGCTACTGAATTAGTATTTGGATTAGATGAAGAAGATAATTTCACTTCTTACGACATGCAAAGAGGCATAACTTTAGAGCCTTTAGCGTTTAGAAAGTTTAAGGAATTAAAAGAACCTTTATTTGTTGATGTCAAAGAAGCAACCTTATTCCCTTACGGTGATAACGCTTGCGCAAGTCCTGACGGTTTAGTTGGCAACGATGCGGTTTTAGAAATTAAATGCCCTCGTTCAACAAAGTTTTTTAATTTAGTAGCTAAAGGAATTGAAGCGATAGATAAAGAATACTTCTATCAAATGCAATTTCAAATGATGTGTACTAAATCTACAAAAGCACATTTTTTCAATTACATAATATTTAACGGTGTTGAAATGTGGCACGAAATAGAAGTTGACCGATGCGAAGAAACTATTAAAAAAATCGATGAGCGTATTAAAGAAGCAACGGTTTTAAGAAATGAATTTATAGAGTATTTAATTAACAATAAACAATTTTAAAAAAAGTAAAAAATGGAAGTATTTGGAAGAATTAAAGTAATCAACGCTGAAAAACAAGTAACAGCGTCATTTAAAAGCCGTGAATTAGTTGTGGCAACAGAAGAACAATACCCACAATTTATAAGCATAACTTTTGTGCAAGATAAATGCGATTTATTAAATGGTTATTCAGTAGGACAAAACGTAAAAGTTTCAATTAATTTACGAGGAAGAGAGTGGGTAAGTCCGCAAGGAGAAACTAAATATTTCAACGATATTCAAGGTTGGAGAATTGAAAAGTTTGATGTTAATAATGTAGAAGTAAAAGAACCAGTTTCTTTAAGTGCAGGAGTTGAAGATGACAATTTGCCGTTTTAAAAATGGATTTAACGCTTATAAAAACCCTTAACGGCTCGTTTAAATTAGCTTTTGATTCAGACTTTGACAAAGCGAAACAAATCCCTTTAAACGAGCCTTTCGAGGTTAAATACACCAAAAAACGTAACGCTAAATTTCATCGTAAATTTTTCAGTTTAATTAACCTTTGCTTTCAAAATCAAGATAGGTTTAACAATTTAGAACACTTACGAAAAGAATTAATTATTTGTTCAGGACACTATGAATTGATATTTGATTTAGAAACAGGACAACAGAAAAAAGAAGCGTTAAGTATTTCATTTGCAAATATGGATGAAACGGAATTTAACAAACTTTATACGGATGTTTTAAATGTTATTTGCGATAAGTTTTTATTCGATAAACAGGAGGTTTTAGATAATGTTTCACAATACTTTTAACTATGAGTAAAATACTAATTGGCATAGACCCTGATGTAACTAAATCGGGAGTTGCTTTTAAAACTGGCAAAGAAATACGTTTATCAAATATGGCTTTCTTTGAATTATTCGATGCTTTGGCACATTTACAAAAGGTAAACTCAAAAGATAGTATCAAAGTTTACATCGAGTGCGGTTATTTAAACAAAGGTAACTGGCATAAGACAAACGGTAGTAACTCGGTTAACGCTCAAATAGGGCAACGAACTGGAGCAAACCACCAAATAAGTAAGCTGCTTATTCAAATGTGCCACTATTTAGATATTGACTTTGTTGAGGTTAAACCAACACGTTCTAAAGTTGACAGTACGTTTTTTAAGCAAATTACTGGTTTAGATGTTAGAACCAATCAGGAGCAAAGAGATGCTTATATGTTAATTCACGGATTAAAATAAATCAAGTAAAATGTTTTTTGTATTGAAAAATAGTTTATATTTGTGGAGTTGCGCTTCGACATTATAGTAACGTAAAGAAATTATACTACCCAGTATTTGAAAAGGAAGTCGAAGCCCTTAGTAAAATATTGGGTTTTGTATTTTAATTAATAGTTTATTGGATACTTAAAACCTCTATTTTTATGGCAAACTTTGAATTAAGATTTTTTTGTTCTACAACAAAAGAGGATTGGATTAGAATTGACAAAGGTATTAGCAACGACCTTGTTTTGGTAACTAATCACGGAAATAAAATGGCTCTTATCACAATGGATAAATCTACAGCTATTAAATTTGCAAAAACTTTACGGACCGAAATAAATAAAATTACAGAAAGTGAGGTAAGCAATGGCAGAAAATAAAAAGTCTTTTGTTTTATATTCAGATTCTTTCGGATTAATAAAACAACTACCTGACGAAGTAGCCGGTAGATTACTAAAACATATATTTTCTTATGTTAATGATGAAAACCCGGTTACTGATGAATTATTGGTAAATATTGCTTTTGAACCTATTAAAGCTCAATTAAAAAGAGATTTACAAAAGTGGGAAACTCAAATGGAACAACGTAGACAAGCCGGAATAAGAAGCGCAGAAGTTCGTCAACGAAATGCAACGAGCGTTAACGAGCGTTCGATTTCGTCTACTGATAATGTAAGTGTAAGTGATAATGTAAATGATAGTGTAAGTGATACAATAACTAAAGTTATTGAAATACCAACATTTGAAATTTTTTCTACCTATGCTAAAGAAAAAGAACCAAAAGTAAATATTAAAGTATTAAAAAATAAATATGATGCTTGGGTTGTTAACGGTTGGAAAAATGGAAACGACAGACCTATTAAAAATTGGAAGTCTGCATTATTGCAAACTTTGATTTATATAGAAAAAAATAATACTAACTCTAACGGAATGGTTTACTAATGGATTACAGAGATTTTAACATAGATATTCGTAGTAGTAAAACAACTGGAGAGGTCCAATGCCTTTGTCCGGAATGTAGCCATACACGAAAAAAGAAAACAGATAAATGTTTATCGGTTAATTTAGATAAACAAAGTTGGTTTTGTCATCACTGCGGATTTAAAGGAAAGCTATTAGAAACGATAGAAAAAATAGAATATATAATCCCGGAATGGAAAAATAAAACGGACCTATCGGAAAATGTAGTTAAATGGTTTGAAAGTCGTAAAATATCACAAAAGACTTTAAACGATTTTAAAATAACAAACGGTCCGGAATGGATGCCACAAACTCAAAAAGAAGAAAACACAATACAGTTATCTACATATTGTAAATTATTTGTATTTATATTTGCACCATTTGGAACTGATACTAC